GAATAACTCCTTGGTCAATGATCTAGCAAAGCGTCGTCTTTACGACACAGCGGTTGACGAGTTCAACGCTCGTGACCGCAGGCCCAAAGTGAACTTTTCAAAAGTGATAAGCGAGGAGCAGACGCTTATTGCTACCCGGGCGTATCCAGAATTCCAAATTACGTTTTATAATACGCAAAATGCCGTGCATTCACTTGCAGGTGGGTTGCGAACTTTAGAACTGGAATATCTGATGATGCAAATTCCCTACGGATCACTGACTTATGACATAGGTGGGAATTTTGCATCTCATCTGTTCAAGGGACGAGCATACGTTCACTGCTGCATGCCCAACCTGGACGTCCGCGACATTATGCGGCACGAAGGTCAGAAAGACAGTATTGAACTTTATCTTTCCAGGCTAGAGAGAGGGGGAAAAACAGTCCCAAACTTCCAAAAGGAAGCATTTGACAGATATGCAGAAATTCCTGAGGACGCTGTCTGTCACAATACTTTCCAGACATGTGAACATCAGCCAATGCAGCAAACAGGCAGAGTGTATGCCATTGCGCTACACAGCTTATATGACATACCCGCTGATGAGTTCGGGGCGGCACTCTTGAGGAAAAACGTCCATACGTGCTATGCCGCTTTCCACTTCTCCGAGAATCTGCTTCTTGAAGATTCATACGTCAATTTGGACGAAATTAACGCGTGTTTCTCGCGTGATGGAGACAAATTGACCTTTTCTTTTGCATCTGAGAGTACTCTTAATTACTGTCATAGTTATTCTAATATTCTTAAGTATGTGTGCAAAACTTACTTCCCGGCCTCTAATAGAGAGGTTTACATGAAGGAGTTTTTAGTCACCAGGGTTAATACCTGGTTTTGTAAGTTTTCTAGAATAGATACATTTCTTTTGTATAAAGGAGTAGCCCATAAAAGTGTAGATAGTGAGCAGTTTTATACTGCAATGGAAGACGCATGGCATTACAAAAAGACGCTTGCAATGTGCAACAGCGAGAGAATTCTCCTTGAGGATTCATCATCTGTCAATTATTGGTTTCCCAAAATGAGGGATATGGTCATCGTACCATTATTCGACATTTCTCTGGAGACTAGTAAGAGGACGCGCAAGGAAGTCTTAGTGTCCAAGGATTTTGTGTATACTGTACTTAACCACATTCGGACGTACCAAGCCAAAGCTCTTACATACGCAAATGTTTTGTCCTTCGTCGAATCAATTAGATCGAGGGTAATCATTAACGGTGTGACAGCGAGGTCTGAATGGGATGTGGACAAATCTTTGTTACAATCCTTGTCCATGACGTTTTTCCTGCATACTAAACTTGCCGTTCTTAAGGACGATTTACTAATCAGCAAGTTTAGTCTTGGTTCAAAAACAGTGTGTCAGCATGTGTGGGATGAGATCTCGCTGGCGTTTGGGAATGCTTTTCCCTCTGTGAAAGAGAGGCTTTTGAACAGGAAACTTATCAGAGTGGCAGGTGACGCATTAGAGATTAGGGTGCCTGATCTATATGTAACCTTCCACGACAGATTAGTGACTGAGTATAAAGCCTCTGTGGACATGCCAGCGCTTGACATCAGGAAGAAGATGGAAGAAACAGAAGTGATGTACAATGCACTCTCAGAGTTATCGGTGTTAAAGGAGTCTGACAAATTTGATGTTGATGTTTTTTCCCAGATGTGCCAATCTTTGGAAGTCGACCCTATGACTGCAGCGAAGGTTATAGTCGCGGTCATGAGCAACGAGAGTGGTCTGACTCTTACATTTGAACGACCCAGTGAGGCGAATGTTGCGCTAGCTTTGCAAGATCAAGAGAAGGCCTCAGAAGGTGCTCTGGTAGTTACCTCAAGAGAAGTTGAAGAGCCTTCCATGAAGGGTTCGATGGCCAGAGGAGAGTTACAATTAGCTGGTCTTACTGGAGATCATCCTGAGTCATCCTATTCTAGGAACGAGGAGATTGAGTCTTTAGAGCAGTTTCACATGGCAACGGCAGATTCGTTAATTCGTAAGCAAATGAGTTCGATTGTGTACACAGGTCCGATTAAAGTTCAACAAATGAAAAACTTTATCGATAGCCTGGTAGCATCACTATCTGCTGCGGTGTCGAATCTTGTCAAGATCCTCAAAGATACTGCTGCTATTGACCTTGAAACCCGTCAAAAGTTTGGAGTCTTGGATGTTGCATCTAGGAAGTGGTTGATTAAACCAACGGCCAAGAGTCATGCATGGGGTGTTGTTGAAACCCACGCGAGGAAGTATCATGTGGCACTTTTGGAATATGATGAGCAAGGTATAATAACATGCGATGATTGGAGAAGAGTGGCCGTAAGCTCAGAGTCTGTTGTTTATTCCGACATGGCGAAACTCAGAACTCTGCGCAGACTGCTACGAAACGGAGAACCGCATGTCAGTAGCGCAAAGGTTGTTCTTGTGGACGGAGTTCCGGGTTGTGGAAAAACCAAAGAGATTCTCTCAAGAGTTAATTTTGACGAGGATCTGATTCTAGTACCTGGCAAGCAGGCCGCGGAGATGATCAGGAGACGTGCGAATTCCTCAGGGATTATTGTGGCCACGAAGGACAATGTTAGAACCGTTGATTCTTTCATGATGAATTTTGGGAAAACCGCACGCTGTCAGTTCAAGAGGCTATTCATTGATGAAGGATTGATGTTGCATACTGGTTGTGTTAATTTTCTTGTGGCGATGTCATTGTGCGAAGTTGCATACGTTTACGGTGACACACAGCAAATTCCATACATCAACAGAGTTTCAGGATTCCCGTACCCCGCCCATTTTGCCAAATTGGAAGTTGACGAGGTTGAGACACGCAGAACCACTCTCCGTTGTCCAGCCGATGTCACACACTATCTGAACAGGAGGTATGAGGGCTTTGTCATGAGTACTTCTTCGGTTAAGAAGTCTGTTTCGCAGGAGATGGTCAGCGGAGCCGCCGTGATCAATCCGATCTCAAAACCTTTGCATGGTAAGATCTTGACCTTTACCCAATCGGATAAAGAAGCTCTGCTTTCGAGAGGGTATTCAGATGTTCACACTGTGCACGAAGTGCAAGGCGAGACATACTCAGATGTTTCACTAGTTAGGTTGACCCCTACACCAGTTTCTATCATCTCAGGCGACAGTCCACATGTTTTGGTTGCATTGTCGAGGCATACTTGTTCGCTTAAGTACTACACTGTTGTTATGGATCCTTTAGTTAGTATTATTAGAGATTTAGAGAAACTTAGCTCGTACTTGTTAGATATGTATAAGGTTGATGCAGGCACTCAATAGCAATTACAGGTCGACTCGGTGTTCAAAGGTTCCAATCTTTTCGTGGCAGCGCCAAAGACTGGTGACATTTCTGATATGCAATTTTACTATGATAAGTGTCTCCCAGGTAACAGCACCATGATGAATAATTTTGATGCTGTTACCATGAGGTTGACTGACATCTCATTGAATGTCAAAGATTGCATATTGGATATGTCTAAGTCTGTCGCTGCGCCTAAAGATCAGATCAAACCACTAATACCTATGGTACGAACGGCGGCAGAAATGCCACGCCAGACTGGACTATTAGAAAATTTGGTGGCGATGATTAAAAGGAACTTTAACGCACCCGAGTTATCTGGCATCATTGATATTGAGAATACTGCATCCTTAGTTGTGGATAAGTTTTTCGACAGTTATTTGCTTAAAGAAAAAAGAAAACCAAATAAAAATGTTTCTTTGTTCAGTAGAGAGTCTCTCAATAGATGGTTAGAAAAACAGGAGCAGGTGACAATAGGTCAGCTCGCGGATTTTGACTTTGTTGACTTGCCAGCAGTTGATCAGTACAGACATATGATCAAAGCACAACCAAAGCAGAAACTGGACACTTCAATCCAAACGGAGTACCCAGCTTTGCAGACGATTGTGTACCATTCCAAAAAGATCAACGCAATTTTTGGCCCATTGTTTAGCGAGCTTACTAGGCAATTACTGGACAGTGTTGATTCAAGCAGATTTTTGTTTTTTACAAGAAAGACGCCGGCGCAGATTGAAGATTTCTTTGGAGATCTCGACAGTCACGTGCCGATGGATATCTTGGAGCTGGATATATCGAAATACGACAAATCTCAGAATGAATTCCACTGTGCAGTAGAATACGAGATCTGGCGCCGATTGGGTTTTGAGGACTTCCTGGGAGAAGTTTGGAAGCAAGGGCATAGAAAGACCACCCTCAAGGATTATACCGCAGGTATCAAGACTTGCATTTGGTATCAAAGAAAGAGCGGGGATGTTACAACGTTCATTGGAAACACTGTGATCATTGCTGCATGTTTGGCTTCGATGCTTCCTATGGAAAAAATAATCAAGGGAGCCTTTTGCGGTGATGACAGTCTGCTGTACTTCCCAAAGGGTTGTGAGTTTCCGGATGTACAACATTCCGCGAATCTTATGTGGAATTTTGAAGCAAAACTGTTTAAAAAACAATATGGATACTTTTGCGGAAGGTATGTGATACATCACGATAGAGGATGCATTGTGTATTACGATCCTCTGAAGTTGATCTCGAAACTCGGTGCTAAACACATCAAGGATTGGGAACACTTGGAGGAGTTCAGAAGGTCTCTTTGTGATGTTGCTGTTTCGTTGAACAATTGTGCGTACTACACACAGTTGGACGACGCTGTATGGGAGGTTCATAAGACCGCCCCTCCAGGTTCGTTTGTTTATAAAAGTTTGGTGAAGTATTTGTCCGATAAAGTTCTTTTTAGAAGTTTGTTTATAGATGGCTCTAGTTGTTAAAGGGAAAGTAAACATCAATGAGTTCATCGACCTGACAAAAATGGAGAAGATCTTACCGTCGATGTTTACTCCTGTTAAGAGTGTTATGTGTTCCAAAGTTGATAAAATAATGGTTCATGAGAATGAATCGTTATCAGAGGTTAACCTTCTTAAAGGAGTTAAGCTCATTGATAGTGGATATGTCTGTTTAGCTGGTCTAGTCGTCACGGGCGAGTGGAACTTGCCTGACAATTGCAGGGGAGGTGTGAGCGTGTGTCTGGTGGACAAAAGGATGGAAAGAGCTGACGAGGCCACTCTCGGATCCTATTATACAGCAGCTGCGAAGAAAAGGTTTCAGTTCAAGGTCGTACCCAATTATGCTATAACCACCCAAGACGCGATGAAAAACGTTTGGCAGGTTTTAGTCAATATTAGAAATGTAAAGATGTCTGCGGGTTTCTGTCCGCTTTCACTGGAGTTTGTGTCGGTATGTATCGTTTATAGAAATAATATAAAATTAGGTTTGAGAGAGAAAATTACGAACGTGAGAGACGGAGGGCCCATGGAACTTACTGAAGAAGTTGTTGATGAGTTCATGGAAGATGTCCCTATGTCAATCAGGCTTGCAAAGTTTCGATCTCGAACCGGAAAAAAGAGTGATGTCCGTAAAGGGAAAAATAGTAGTAGTGATCGGTCACTGCCGAACAGGAACAGTAGAAATGTTAAAGAATTTGGAGGAATGAGTTTTAAAAAGAATAATTTAATCGATGAGGATTCGGAGACTTACGTCGCCGAATCGGATTCGTTTTAAATATGTCTTACAATATCACAACTCCATCTCAGTTCGTGTTCTTGTCATCAGCATGGGCCGACCCAATAGAGTTAATTAATTTATGTACTAATGCCTTAGGAAATCAGTTCCAAACACAACAAGCTCGAACTGTCGTTCAACGACAATTCAGTGAGGTGTGGAAACCTTCACCACAGGTAACTGTTAGATTCCCTGATAGTGACTTTAAGGTGTACAGGTATAATTCAGTATTAGACCCGTTAGTCACTGCACTGTTAGGTGCTTTTGACACTAGAAATAGAATAATAGAGGTTGAAAATCAGGCGAACCCGACGACTGCCGAAACGTTAGACGCTACTCGTAGAGTAGACGACGCAACGGTGGCCATAAGGAGCGCTATAAATAATTTAGTAGTAGAATTGATCAGAGGAACCGGATCTTACAATCGGAGCTCATTCGAGAGCTCTTCAGGTTTGGTCTGGAACTCTGGTCCTGCAACTTGAGGTAGTCAAGATGCATGATAAATAACGGATTGTGTCCGTAATCACACGTGGTGCGTACGATAACGCATAGTGTTTTTCCCTCCACTTAAATCGAAGGGTTGTGTCTTGGATCGCGCGGGTCAAATGTATATGGTGCATATACATCCGCAGGCACGTAATAAAGCGAG